TAACACACTAACTTCAAATGATGCATCTAATATTGTGAGTGATATGTTATCAATGAACACATTTATTAATACATCCGTGACTACCGATGTGAATTACTATGCAAATACTCGTTCCGTGATGAACGATTATAATTCGGTCAAAGGATTTACTCGTCCCGGAGACACAGAAAAAGAATTATATAATTTGATTGGTTCAGAAAAACTAAAAGAAAGACTTTGACAAATTTCGAAAATCCTGTTCCGGCCCCAGAATTTTTTCGAGCTGGTCCTTGAGTTATAAAAAGTCATTTTGCTCCTAGATAAAAGATAAATAATAAAATGGCACAGACACTAACTAAAAGATATTCGGATATAGATTTCACTTTTACCAGAATACCTGGTAGAAATGATATCGCTTTGAGTTATGATGAGATGGCCGTGATTCGTTCCGTCAGAAATTTGCTTCTAACAAAGAACTATGAAAGACCATTTCAGCCAGGTATTGGTTCCGGAATAGAAATGATGCTTTTTGAGCCGATTGACTTCTTGACGGCTCAAAGTTTGAGAACTGAAATTCAAACTGTTATTGAAAACTTTGAACCGAGGGCAAGAATTGATAGTATTTTGGTTTCTGCTGACCCCGATAACAATTCATACGATGTGTCTCTACGATTTTTCATCGGAAACAACGTAGAACCAACTGCAATCAATTTAATTCTTGAGAGGACAAGATAATGGCTTCAGCCAATTCAGGTCTACAAATCACAAACTTAGACTTCGGTTCGATCAAGAACAGTCTAAAGACATTTTTACAGCAACAAAACACACTTCAAGATTATAATTTTGATGGCTCATCTTTATCCATTCTATTGGATCTGTTAGCCTATAACACACAATATAATGCATACTATTTGAACATGGTGGCCAACGAAATGTTCCTGGATTCTTCGGTCCAGAGAGGTTCCGTTGTTTCCCATGCGAAGTTGTTGAACTATATTCCAAGGTCGGCCGTGGCACCAATGGCAACTGTTAATGTTGTCGTTTATGGTGTGACCACATCCACTTTGACGATGCCAAAATTTACCACATTTATCTCACAAGCAATTGAGGGTGAGAACTATAATTTTGTCACGAAAGATGCAACGACAGTTAATGTCACAGCAAATACAGCGATCTTCAATGGCTTGGAAATCTATCAAGGTTTAGATTCTACATATAGCTACACATATAATGCAACGACAAATCCAAAAGCAATCTTCACATTGCAGGACACAAACATTGATACCGGAACATTGACAGTAACTGTTCAAGAATCTTCTACAAACCTTGCGTTCGAAACTTATGTTCAAGCATCCGACTATCTGAATCTTTCACCAACCAGCCAAGTTTTCTTCTTGCAAGAAGGTATGGACGGTTTCTATCAAATTTATTTTGGTGATGGCATTTTGGGTAAAGCATTGACAAATAATAATGTCGTGAATGTTTCTTATATCACAACAAGTGGTACTGCTGCTTTTGGTGCGAACTCTTTCACTATTACCGAATCAGTCGGCGGCTTCTCAAATACAGTAACTCAAGCAATCACCTCTGCTTCAGAAGGTGCAGACAAAGAAACAATTGATTCGATTAAATATTCTGCGCCAAAAGCATTTGCCGCTCAAGGTCGCGCCGTTACCAAAGAAGATTATATCTATCTGATTCAGAACAACACAAGTAATTTCCCAGTAGATTCAGTATCTGTTTGGGGTGGTGAAGAGAATGTTCCTCCGGTTTATGGTCAAATTTTCTGTGCTATTAAACCTTCTGGTGGTTTCACCCTGACACCATCACAAAAAGAAAAAATCATTACTGATGTTATCAAACCTATTTCGGTATTGACTGTTGTACCAACAATTGTTGATCCAGATTATAACTTTGTAAAAATAAATGTCAAAGTTTTGTATGATCCAAAGAAAACTACATTAAGTGGTGGTCAAGTTCAACAGGCTGTCATAAATTCAATCAATACTTTTGCAACTAACACATTAAATACCTTCAATTCGACATTTAAAACTCCTGAATTATCCAATTCAATACAAAATGCAAACCCAGCAATCATTACAAATGAAACAAACATTCGTTTGCAAAAGAAGTTTTACCCATCTTTAAGCACAAAGACAACATACTATCTCAACTTTGGTGTACCACTCAAGAGAAATTACTTCAACGCAGGCGTATCAAGTTATCCAGATTTTAGCACATTAGATGTGAACTCTGCAAATAACATAAGAACTGGTGTATTTTTTGAAGAAGTGCCAACTACAGTCGGCGGCGTTGCTTCAATCAATGTATTGAATCAGGGTTATTCTTATACAAAGCGACCAACTGTCACAATCACGGGAGATGGAACAGGTGCAGAAGCATATGCTGTTATGGTTTCAGGACGCCTCAACAGTATTGTTGTAACAAATCCTGGTTACAATTATACTCAAGCAGTTGTAACGATCACTAATGCAGATGGCGATTCGACAGGTGCTCTAGCATACGCTGTGCCAGTTTTAGAAGGTTCTATTGGTACACTCAGAACATATTACTATCTCAATAATGTCAAACAAGTTTTGAACAACAATGCTGGCACAATAAACTATCAGTCTGGCCTTGTGACATTGACAGACTTTGCACCAATAGCAATCAATAATGATTTGGGTCAATTTATTGTATCTGTTGTACCAGATTCCACAATTGTGTCGTCTACCTTCAATAGAATAATAGCATTAGACCAATTTGATCCTGATGCAATTACAGTAACAGTTTCAGCTACACAATAATGACAGCCAATACTATTGCACACAAAACCTCAATCAGAGTACCTTACCAGTTACCTGAATTTATCCGGTCTGATGCAAATTATCAGACATTTGTTGCATTCCTACAGGCATACTTTGAATGGATGGAACAACAAAACATTGGCTCAGGTAAACAAGGTGCAATTTATGGATCGCAAAGTCTATACAGCTATACTGACATAGATTCTGTTGAACCGGGCCAAACATATAATAAATTTATTGATTATTATTTCAATGATTTTCTTCCCAACTTTCCAACTGATGTACTAACGGACAAAGCAAAGCTGATTAAGATTGCGAGAGAACTATATCAATCAAAGGGTACACCAGCGTCTTATCAGTTTCTTTTTCGTGCGCTCTACAATTCTGATGCGGATATTTTCTTAACACGCGATGTTGTTTTCAAAGCATCCGACGGAAAATGGTATGTTTCAAAGAGCTTGAAACTTGATACTGAAGATTCTCAATTTCTTTCAATTGATAATTTGAGATTGTTCGGAGAAACATCAAAATCTATTGCAACAATCGAGAGAAGTATTCGTTCTGGCACAAGAATTGAAGTATACATTTCAAACATTGAGCGAGTTTTTCAATCTGGTGAAACTGTCCGTGTTGTCGATAACAACAATCAAACTTTATATTTTAAAGATGGTGAAGTTGTTCCTGAGGGCACAGTAGGATCATCCGAACTTTCTGCCAAAGTTATTGGTTCAATTTCTTCTGTTCAAATTAATCCAAAGAAACGCGGTCAATTGTATCGCGGTAGAAGTGCAACATACTCTGGTGATCCAGTTGTTTTCTATGGTGGATTAAATCCGGATACAGCTAGTCCTATAACTGCTGAAGCATATGTTTTAGAAACAACTTCCGGTTCTATAAGTTCGGTGGGTGTTGTAGACGGCTCATATGGTTACAGAGAAGATCCAAATACACAAATTAGATTTATCGGCGGCGGCGGTTCAGGCGCAATAGCGAATGTTTCTTCTGTTGATCCAGCTGGTCTAATTAATGTTGCTTTTATTCCAAAAGATTATTTTTCCACGACTGCACAGGCAACACAAATTGGTGGAGTTTATTCATTCTTTACTGCAAACACTTCAGCCAATGCGAACTGCACTTTAGCAAATGCATTTTCTTTTACAGCCTTTGCAACATATCCTATTTCGGCTGTAGCCGTAAACAATGGAGGCGGCGGCTACACAAGTGTTCCCGCCGTTATAGCTGACTCGCTATACGATACAACTGATACTGAACCCGTCGCAGGCTTAAAGAAAAAAGGTAAACTTGCTTCTCTTGGCATCTTGGGTCCAATTGAAATTGTTACACCTGGAACTGGATATGCAAACGGTAATATTATTACATTCAATAATGGTGCAGGCGGCGTTGGTGCCAATGCGTATGTAAATGTAAACGCAACTGGCAGTATTGTTTCAGCAACATATGTCTATTCAAATACAACAAGTGCAGTAACAAGATATCCATTGGGTGGTTTCGGTTATAGAATGGATAGTTTGCCTTCGTTGAATGTTTCCACTTCAGGTGGCTCTGGTGGTGTATTAAGAGTTAATCAGGTTCTTGGTGCAGGCGCAGAACTTTCTTCTACACCAGATGAAAGAGGTATCGGAGCAATCACTTCATTTATTGTTGAGAATTATGGAGAGGACTATGTTTCTGCTCCAAATATATCTTTGAAGGTTCGTGATCTTGTTGTGGCTAACTTAACTCTTGCACAGTTGCCGATGAACGGTGATATCATTTATCAGGGAGCCAATTTAAATACTGCGGTGTTTAGAGCGAATGTGGATTCTATAAAAATTCTGAGTACCGATGCAAATCCATTATTAACAAAGTACATCCTAAGAACTTACAACTATACCTCCAATACCAAAACAAATTTGCAGTTAAAGATAACGGATCGTGGTGCATCATTGCCAAACCTTTATATTGATTTGGCGAACACATACGACACACTAGACGATTCGGGCAACTATTTGTTTAGAAACGGCATCAGAACATATGGTAACGGTGCGGCTCAAGCAACGGCCAGATTCTTGAATGGTCTAATC